CCTACTCCCGCGCCCGAAGACAATTACACTTCGATTTATCTAAATCCAGGATGGCATCTTATAGGCACGTCTTATAATTCAAATATATTAGATGATTCTGGTCTTATCTACAATAATACAATTTATACTATGAATAAAGGAGTTTATACTGAACCCATCACAAACGGCCAATTAGAATCTACAAAAGGTTATTTTTTAAAAACGAATAACACAGGCTTCATTAGGATCCAAAATTTAACAAATTTTAACGAATCCTATATAGATGTTAGTGCTGGCTGGAATCTTATTGGTGTTTCTCAACAATCTACAATTTTAGACACTTCATCCGTTATTGTTCCTAATAGTATTTCTACTCTTAATTCTAATAATAATTTTGAAATTGTTACTAATAATACGTTATATGCAAATAAAGGTTATTTTTTAAAATCCACAATGGATACGCGGCTACATTTACAAATTTAATATATTTATCAGATATTAGTGATTATAATAATATTAATGTTTCAGAGTCTGAAATTTTAGATATTACAACAGAATTTACGTTACAATCAGGTTCAACACTAAATAATTCCAACGCAGAAGTTATTGTACATAGTAAATTTACTAATTACGGCACGATAGTGAATAATGGAATAATATTAGTGAGGGAGGGATACGTATTTATAAATTACGGGTATATAACTAGTGATAATGAAAAATTAGGCTATAAAGTTAAGTCAATCGACGAATATAACTCTTTGTACTCATCCGTTTATGATGATTGGAACTTAAGGTATGAATTTGAACTTGAAAATCAAATTTATGTACCAGATAATGGAGAGTTTATTAATAGAGATGATAATATAATATATTATTATTATTATATATAATGGAAATACCTATTTTAGTTGTCTTTGATATTGACGAAACCTTAATACAATTTATTAATAACTCGGCACACCACTATTTTGATGAAATATCGATAGAAGATAGAAAGATTATACAAGATTCAGAGATAGAATATTTAGACAAAAAAACAAGAAATAATAAAGACACCGCTTTTGTTAGTGATTGTATACTTTTTAGACCTTATTTAAGGAAATTTTTAAACATTGTAAAAGAAAATCCACGAATACATATTGCTCTTTGGACATATGCAGAACAGGAATATGCAGAAGCAATTGCTCAGATAATAACCAAACATTTTGGATTTAAGAAAAATCCATTTGTTTTTACATTTGGTGCGGAAAATATGGAACAAGAAGATTATCCAAAATCATTAAATGAGATATGGGACAAAGAAGAATTTAAAAAATATAATAAATTTAATTCAATTATAGTAGATGATAGATTAGGAAATGTATCACATGAAAATAATTTATATAACGGAATTGCATGCCAAGGATTTGCTCCATTTCATGAAACAAAAGCAAGAGCGCCTCTTACAAAAGAGAGTTTATCAGCATCTATAAATGATACGATGTTTTTAGACCTAATAAAAATAATAGAGAATTCATTTACATACATTGATGGATGTTCTAAAAAAGAATGCAGGGACGCTTTTTCAGAAGAAAGTATTTTTTCTCCCAAAATTATTAAAAAAAATGGAAATATTAAATATGTTCAAGATGTAAAAAAAATAAAAATAAAAGATGGTGTAGAAACGGAAAATTCATATACAATGGTGGCGATAGGCGATGTTTCGTTAGCAGGTAGCCAACATAAAGGCGGAAGCATTAAAAAAAATATAAAAAAAAAATCAAGAAAAACAAGAAAACCACAAAAAAAATATAATAATAAAAATAATAAAACCCGCTATACAAAAAAATAATTTAAACTACTCTATTGTATTGTATAATAAAATTAAACTAATATACTTATGGAAAACTACTTTAATTTTATTATATTTTTATAAATTTCCGGCGCTAATAGCGGTAGAACTGGGATTTTCTATTTTAGGTGGGTTATTTACGATATAATAATTACCATCTGCGTCGCTTTTTTTATATTTTTTACTTTTTTCGTCAAAATTTTTCTTGATGTACGGAACAGTGACGCCATAAGTGATACTTATTTTGGCAAATTCTATATTACAATATTTTCGCAGATTGGAAAATTCCTCAAATTTCATCTTTATTTCCGCAACAAATTCGTCACCAGATTTTCCACAAGAAAGCAAATGCGAAAAGAATTCACGACCAGATACACAAATCAATTCATACAAATCCACAAATTTAATATTTTTATTATAGACAGTCAATGCTCGCATAGCCAAATCATTCATCTTTTCCTTCGTAATCTTATTTAGCAAATAATCAATTCGATGTGTCTGTAAATTTGCGCTGGTTCTGACTAATTGTCGTGATTGTGGCAAGGAAACCTCTGTAAAATGGTTTATCTTTCTATGAAGTTCTTCTAGCAGTTTACGTAAAGATTTTGATTCTTCTTTGTTTTCGTAGATACTTAATTTAGTATATATCTGTCGTAACTCATAAAATCCACACATTCCGCCACATAAAATATCACCCGGTTCACGTGGAGGTGCTCCTTGTCCATTTTTTTCAGCCAATTCACGCTGACGCTGATAGTAATGGGGATTGTGTCTTCGGCCGTAATCAATTTCACCAGTTCGCCAACTAAATGCCGTATCACAATTTGGTTGAGGACACCACATTTGATCGCATCCATCAATTTTACAAATAGGTATTCCACATTTAGGACAAGGTTTCGTTTCCTTCTTAATTAATTTTGCGCTTTCAATATTTTCCGGTTTGCATACATGCGCGTCTTGTTCTACTTTCGTAAATCCGGTAATCTCTAAACATTGTCCGCATGTTTTTATATTACATAACCCGCATTTATTACGTGACATAATGCCACGACATTCAGTTGGATTTGGACATTTCACATCATACTCTTTCTTTTCCGCCTTTTGACCGGGTTTGGTAAGTGTAATCCGATGAATATCACTTGTACATTTATTAATTTCCTCTTCAATGTCTTTTACTTTCAGTAACAATTCTTGTTTTGCGTTAAACCAACCGTTTCTTTTTGTTGCAATGATATCTATTTGTTGTTGTTTCTCGGCAAGAGGCATCGTGTCCGGCATTTTACTCATTTCGCGTTCAAATACTACATCGCGTAAATGAGTTTTATATTCGCCTACCAAAAATGAGCGATCAATTGATTGGACAACAAATTCATCTGACCATTCGGTTCTACAATTCATGCATTTAGGTAGAAGAGTAATACTCGTTAACATATACCGTTTAACACACGATTTACATGCTATTGTATCTTCGTCACAACCTTTGCAAACAACAGGCTTATGATTGCTTTTATTAAATTTTTCATCGCAGATTGAGCATTTTGTTAATGTGTCTGAATTCATTTCGTTTATTATGATGTTTTCTGATGGGTGATCTTCAAATTTGCCGAAAAAGCAATTCAATTTTTCGCAATTATCCATTTATATAATAATTTAAAAGGAATTTATTTTAAATTATTATAATATGTTAAATTTACTTTATTTATTGTATTTATTTTCATATATATTTATTATTAATATAAGTGATGGTAATTTAACTGCGTTCCCAACTGTCGTTTTACATGGTGTAGCGAGTTCATCTCCAAATATGAATGTTTTTAGCGACTGGCTAGAAAAAACGTTTAACACAAAAGTATTTAATATTGAAATAGGTAATGGTTTTAAAACTAGTTTATATTCTCCATTATCAGAACAATTAAATGATTTGTGTTCAACTATTTATACAAATGATGAATTAAAAGACGGATTTAATTTCATTGGTATGTCACAAGGAGGCCTCTTAGCAAGAGGATATACTGAACAATGTAATAAATATCCAGTATTGAATTTAATTACAATGGTTTCACCACATGGCGGTGTAATTGAAAATATTAATATTGATATGTATTCGGCATTTTGGCAAAAACAATTATCTATAGCAAGTTATTGGAGAGACCCGCATAATCTAGACAGTTATCTGAATAAATGTTCTTATCTGCCTATTTTAAATAACGAAAAGATTACATTAATATCCGAACTACAAATAAAAAATATAAAATCTTTAAAAAATTTTATATTAATCTGGTCTGAAAATGATGATGTGGTTAATCCACCAGCAAGCGGAAAATTTAGTTTTTATGACTATAATTACAATGTTATAGATATAGAAGAAACTCTTTTATATAAAGATGATTTGTTAGGTTTCAAATATCTTGATGAAAAAAATGGTTTTCATATACACGAGACAAATTGCACACATGTTCAACACCGTGACCCTGTATGTTTTCCACAATTATATAATATTTTCAAGTTATATTTATAATATATAGACTATATATACAATGAATTATAAACAAATAAAAAATATAATATATAATAGCGGTGATGTATTTTTACCCGATAACATTAAAAAAAATTATCATATGATATTATTGGTTCTCATAAAAAAACATTTTATATTTCCGGATGGTCTATTGTTCATTTTATAAATGGAATAATATTTGGATATTTATATTTATATTTCCGTTATGATAAAAAATATTATATAATAAATTTGTTTATATTACATACACTATGGGAATTTTGGCAAATTATTATAGGAATGTCTAGACCTTATAGTTTATCAGGAAGTAGTAACTTAATAGATACGTTTGTAGATGCTATTGTTTTTATGAGTGGTGCTGTTATTGCTAAATTTTTATTTAGAACGATAAATACTGATAAATACTTATAAACATTAAATTCCAAAATCTGGGATTTTATACTGACCTTCCTCGGTTAGTGTCCACTTCGCAATAACACTTGGATTTTGTTTATTTGAAATAATGTCTTCATGTTTGTAAACATTATTTTCGTTGTCTATATGATAATCAATTCCCTTTATTTCCTGAACCCAAATTTCCTTTTTTTTAGTTGGAACCGCAATAATTGCCGGAGATGTTAAAACTCCATGCGGAATACCTTTCACATGTGTTCCGCATAAATTTTCTTCGCCCTTTTTATGACGCGTACATTGCTCGCCATTTGCTCGCTTTGCGATACACCGACTATGCGAAGGAACTAAATTTTTAACCCTCTTCCTTTTTTGAAAATCTTCTTTATTAAAATTTAATCCATTGTGATCAAAGACAAATTGAAGAAAATCGCTTGTAATATTTATGCCAGAAGAATTTATATGCGCATTTTTTTCATCTAACCATTTTTTTAATGAATTTTTAAAATCAACTAAATGATTTTCAATCTTCTTATTTACTGCCTTCTCCATTTCTGATATATAATAAATATTATATAATAACATTTATTTCAATTTTTCATTTTAATAAAGTAATCATTAATGAATTATTTATCATATGAAAAAAATGTTCCTACTTTGGTTGGCAATATAAAATAAAATATTATTAAACATACAAACCATAATAAATAATTTCCATATGACGTAAATTCTATTCCCACAAAATTAAATCCAGATGTTACAATGTATATTAAAAAAAATATTATTGCTACCGTATATAAAAATGTTTTTAAAGATGCCATTATTTATATAATCCGTTATTATATTTATTTAAAATATAATAAAAACAAAATAACATCTAAATAAGTATAGACAATGCGACTTGATACGATTGAACCTAAAGTATCGCCTACAATGAATGGTTTTATTATTCTAGCAAATATTATAAATATCGTTTATAATATTCCTCAAATGGGTCAAATGTATAAAACAAAATCTACTAAATATTTTAATTTATGGTTTATTGTATTGAGGATAATTGGTAATTTAATTTGGATGGCATATTCTATCGAAGTATATAGTTTATTAATGAAAATAAATACTTATATTACAGTATGCGCATCACTATTTATAGGATATTATAAATGGAAAGAATATATTGAAACAAAAATGGAATTTAGATTCAATGACCAATTATTATTATTAGATGAACATCGAAATGTTTTGGTATTATACTAATAAAATCTCTAATAAATGTATCTGTCTTCCTTTTTTATAAAATGTTTTATATCTAAATATTTATTTCTCAGTTTATAATATAATTTTAATCCAAATAAAAATATAACAGTTCCAATTATCAAACCTAACGCGTCTATAAACGGAGATCTAATAAAATTATATTTTGATGATAAATATGATTCAACAAATATAGCAGTTATAATAGAAAGTGTTGCTGCAAAACTACCTGATATAATAGATAAAGTTTCTTCATTAACATTAATCCATTTTTGTATATACGGATGTAAATAATCTTCTATAAAAAAAATATTAAAAACATCAACTATTCCAAAAGAAAGCGCAGCAATAAAACTTATTATTATTTTTTTAATCATATATTAATAAATAGAAAATATTATTTATTATTTATTATTTATTATAATACTTGCCGGATGAATTTTTGAAAAATCATATTTTATATAACTTGTTTTTCGTGTTCTTTTTAATTTATAATTTTTTATTCTATATTTTTTAATGGTTTTATTTTTTTTCATTATATTGTATTAATATAATGAAATAATAAAATAATATATAATACTAATTTTTTAATGGTTTATGTCGTATACTTTCGGTTGTTTTAATACTTCTGCTATCTAAAATAAATTTACTAAGTTCTTCAGTTTGAACATTCGGATTATTTTCAAAATATTTTTCTAAACTATCCATCAAATGTTTTTTATTTAAAGCAGATTTCACTCTGTTTTGCGTATACATAATTTTTCCACCTGTTATATCAAAACAATCAATTTCATTTGATTTCATTATATCAACCAATACTTCTGTTAATTCTGTTTTCTTCTTTTTTCTCTCTTTAATTTGATTTTGAAGTACCTTTAATTCTTTATCATTTGTTAACCATGCCTTTACATTTTGAACCAATTTATCTTTTGTGCTCATTGTTATTATTATTATTGTATAATATTTATATTATTTATTAATATTAAACTAAACATAAGTATTAATTTGATTTATTATTTATAATTCTAATGATAAGTTCCTTTTTGGTGCCACCTACCTTTAATCCTTTATCTCTTAAAATTTGTTTTAAAATTATTATTGTTTTATTCTTACTGTATTTTTCCATTTCTTCCGTCCATTCTATAAATTTATTTTGATCTTTCTCGTTTATTTTAATCCAATGTTTTTGACAATATATTTGTCCATTTATTTTATACGCAGATTTACTACACAATTTCCCATTTTTTAATTTTTGGTCGCACTCTAAATGCTTCATACATTTACTAAATGGATGGTTTACATTTGTAATTTTTTCAACATTATTTAATGGTATATATGGTAGAAGATTATTTACAATTGCTCTACAATACGGACATCTTATTTGATATGGTAAAAGTCTGGAGGTCTCTAAATAGTTTGGTGTTATTTTTTGTAAAATAACTTCTTTATACAAAGGAACATAATTAAAAGTATGTTTACAAGGAAGGGTTATAAAATTATCAGTTAATTCTTCTTTTGATATTAAGCAAATAGTTTCATCTGATGAATTAAGAGAAATAATGTTATTTATATTTCCTGAATTATTTAATTCATTATAAAAATCAATATCTCCTTCAATAATATATTTCATTTATATAAATAAAATATATTATCTTTATATATTAATTACAATGAAAAAACAAGTTTGGGGAAATGCAACATGGTATCTGTTTCATACATTAGCATATAAATTAAAACCTGAATTTACATCAGAAGTTCCTATAATATTTAATCACATAAAATCCATATGTGATAATTTGCCCTGTCCTGATTGTCAAGCACATGCTAAAAATTTTTTAGAAAAGGTTAATATTCCATTAATTATTTCATCAAAAGAAAATTTAATTATTTTTTTACATAAATTTCATAATAATGTTAATAAAAGATTAGGTAATAAAGAATTCTCTATAATTGAACATGATAATATATATTCAATGGCAATTACTCATAATGTAATAACTTATTTTTTATCTATAATGGACCAAAATATTCATAACGAAAAATTAATGATGTTATCATTTCATAGAAAAAGGTATATTTCAATTATTAGAGAGTATTTTAGAAACAATATACATAAATTTAATCCTTAATTTATACAACATTACTACTAATTAATTCTCCTCCTTTATAAACACTACATTTAAAACTCTGTTTTGACGGCCTAGAACAAGCTACTTTATTTGATAATAATTCGTCAAAATATAACAGTGAATCATAACCTGCCTCATGTAAAAGCATATACCATGAACCTCCTAATAGTAATCCGACTAATCCGCCCATCAGAGTTCCTGCGGCCGATGTACATTTTTTCTGAACTTTCGTGAACGCATCAATAACAAATAATAATAATAAAAATGTTATTATAACATAATTTAATTGATTATTAAACACCATAGGAAGAATTAAATATGCTAATGTAAATGCGATAAATAAACTAGTTGGAGCGGGATTATTGAAAGGGAGATAAGGATTTAATGAAAAAATATCGCAAGTATAGGATTCATCAGGATTTCTTTTACTTTCAAATAAGTTCATTAAAAATATATTAATAACAGACGCCATTAAAACGCCTGCTAAATAAACTAACCCTTTTATATTCTGATTAAACAATGAAGACATTACTAAAAAAAAACCTAAAAGCAATGGAGAAATAGCTGAAAATATTTTAAACATATTTGAAAATGTATTTTGTATAGCCATTATTATATATATACATACATAATATATTTACACATACAAAAGATATAATATTATAAATATAAAGATAATTTAATATTATATATAATACAATGGGCATTCCTAGCTATTTCTCTCATATTGTAAAAAAACATCGTAATATTTTCAAAAGGGTTTCAAAAGAAACTACAAAAATAGATAATTTATATCTGGATTGTAATTCTATTATTTATGATGCGGTCCATGAATTACACAAGGCGCATGATAAAATAAATAATTTTTCAATATTTGAAAAATTGTTAATTAAAATGGTATGCGAAAAATTGGAATATTATCTTCAATTATTAGAACCAACACAACGCGTTCTTATTGCGTTTGACGGTGTTGCTCCTGTTGCTAAATTGGACCAACAGCGAAAAAGGCGCTATATGTCTTGGTATAATGAAAAAATAGTAGCAGAGTTAAAAGAAGAAAAAGAAGATTCTATTAACTGGAGCACATCATCAATTACACCAGGCACACAATTTATGGAACAATTGACGGCTGACATTAAACACCATTTTCAAAATAATAATAATAATATAAACATTATGATTTCAGCCTCAGATGAGGTTGGTGAAGGAGAACATAAAATATATGAATATATCCGCCAAAATTCAAATTATCATTCAAATACTACTACCGTTATCTATGGTCTAGATGCCGATTTAATAATGCTTACATTAAATCATCTCCATATTTCTAATAAAATGTATTTATTTCGCGAAACACCGCATTTTATTCAAAGCATAGATAAAACTTTAGATGCGAATGAACTGTATTTAATGGACATTCCTTATTTTGCCGAAAGAATGATTGAAGAATTGAGTGATGTCACAACCAAAGGAGAGACAATCGGGGCAGAAAGTAAATATTTAACTAATAATAAAATATTTGATTATATTTTTATTTGTTTTTTTCTAGGAAACGATTTTATGCCTCATTTTCCGGCGTTAAATATTAGAACTTCGGGCATTGATACATTAATATCTGCGTATAAACATGTATTTAATGGTTCAAAAACGGGTATTATTGAGAATAATGTAGGCGAAGGGCAAACTATTATTTGGAAAAATTTAAGGAAATTTATTCATTATCTGAGTTGTAATGAATTTGAATCTATTAAAAATGAATATATACGAAGAGACAAACAAGCAAAAAATATATCTTATTATGATAATAAAAAGGAAGAAGAAAAATTACTTTTAATCCCTTTAAAAGATAGGTCTATTGAAAAATTTATCAATCCACACGAATCCGGTTGGCAGGAAAGATATTATAATGCGTTATTTAATATTAGAATAAATGATGATAGGCGGAAAGAAATTTGTCTAAATTATCTAGAAGGATTGGAGTGGACAATGAAATATTACTCAAAGGAATGTGTTGATTGGAGGTGGTCTTATAAATATGATTATCCACCACTTTTATGTGATTTAATAAAATATGTCCCTTATTTTGACACAACGTTATTAGAAATTAAACCAAAAAATCCAGTTAATCCACTTGTTCAGCTTTCGTATGTTCTACCGAAAAACAGTCATTATCTACTTCCTGAAAATATCCGCGCATTATTAAAATCAGAATGGTATAACGATGACTGTGCGTTCAAGTGGTCTTTTTGTAAGTATTTCTGGGAAGCACATGTATGTTTACCAGAAATTGATATAAACGAATTAGAAAATTTATTAAATTAATATATGATAAATTATTATTTATTTTATATTAATTAAACCTTACATTATCTAAACATTATCCATCTATTTTGTATTAGTTAATAATCTCTCCATAAATTTTTTAGAATCATTTTTATGTAATAAATAGAAATTTATTATCTCAGCAGGCGAATAAAAATCATTATTGATATTTTTTAATAATGTTTTATTGATTTGTTTATTATAATATTTTTGAAACATTTGTGCAATAACATCATGTGACGCATTTTTCATTTCTAAAGTTATATCTATTCTTCCTGGTCTAACTAGCGCAGGGTCAAGTTTATCATAATGATTACTACTAATAATCATAATTCTGCCTGGTGTTTCTTGAATGCCATCCCATATATTCAATATATCATCCAATGTTATCGGATCATCCACGGGTTTATTCATAAACGAATAAGCAGATTTTTCTCCTCCTTTTTCATTTTTTATCTCTAATAATTGAGTAACAGCTTCTTCTAACCCATTTCTATTTTCTGGTTTAGGTTTTTCTACTACATCTTCTCTCTTCGTGACAATATCTCCACTACAATCAATGTCTTCAAATACAATAATTTTTTTACTGAAATCCATACTATGACTTTTATTATTTTTATTATATCTATCTTCAAAAAATAACTCAATTAATTTATTACGCGATTTAATCATTTTTAAAGATATAACAACAATATGCCGATTAGTCATATTTGCTATACATTTTATTAATGATGTTTTTCCTGTTCCAGGTGGACCATGAAGACCAATGCCCAATGAATATGGTATTCCCATTTCATAATACCATTTTTTATTATTTATAAAAAAATTTATTTTATCAATTAACTCATGTTTCCCTGTGAAAAAAATATTATCAAATGAACGTGTACTTTCAAAAGGAAATTCTCTCCAGCACTCATATGGATATTCTTCATATGTTGTTTTTGCGATACTATAAATGAATTTTTGTTTTTTTCGCGAGGTTTCAATAGACCCTATGTATTTTTCTGTTATATTATCAACATGAGATATCATATCATTTAAAGATGTCTTGTATGAATACAATTTAATAGTTATTCTATCAGTTTTTATATTTGAAGAATTTTCATTTTTTTCATTTTTTTCTTTATATTGACTTTTATCTAAAAAAACATTTGCTATTCCATAAATTTCTAGTTCTTTGTTATATAAAAACTTTCTTTTTTGCGATACTATAAACATATTAGAATCATCATTCTTTTCTTTATTATCAGTATCTAAACTACTATTAAGTTCTAAAATTTCATTCACTGTATTATTATTATATATATTTGACATAATATCTTCCCACAGTGATTTAAATCTATCGGTAAAAGTGCTCGTAACTACAGTGCTGCCAAAGACATGAAGCGTATTTCTTTTTCCTTCAAAAATTAATACATTTTTTTTATAAAATAATGATTTGAATTTATCGCCAATATTATATAAATTAATATCTATTCCAAAATCAGAAATTTTACTTATAAAATACGAAAAAAGTGTTAATAATATTGATGATAATAATAAATCTATAAAGGAATTATTTGTTCTCATACTTGAAAGGACATTCATTCTAACAATATCATTTACAGCGTCCATAATATTAAATATAGTCAAAAATTATATTTAATATGATTTATGTAAATCATTTATACCCATTACATTTAATTTCATTTTTCAATCACTACTTCTTTTGCAACCTTTTTTATCACCTTATTTATATTTTCTTCATCTCCATCCATTACTTTACTTACTACTTTCATATATTCATCGCTTTGATTAGACTTACTATCCATACATTTCGGATGGGTATCTTTCCAGGTAGTTAACAAATTGTAATTTTTTTTATCTACACCTCGAACAGCCTTGAACATTTGTTTAGTTTCCTGGGTGTCTTTTTCCCATTTATTTTCCTCCTTGATATAAAGTGTTTCTCTCTTCGCATCACTACAATGAATTGGTCTTTTATACATATCTGTATCATTTAATTGCTTGATTATAATATTAGACATACCTTCAACATAACCATTTTTTCCAATATTCTCTAGATCAGATATTTTCAGTTGGATAGAATTAATAAATTCAGACATATTCATCGCATCCTTACATTCCTCATTTAGAAAGAACTGGAGATTGAAGGTTTTATTATTATTTGTTGTATTATTACTATTTATAGTCGTATTATTAATATTATTTTTACAAAGTTCAAACATTTTTTGTTGTAAATCATGATTTTGTTTTTGTAATTCATTATTATTTTTAATAACTTCTAAAACTAAATTTGATAATACTTTCATTTCATTATTTGATGCGTCTAATATAGTTTCTTCTGTTACTGGTGGAGGTATACATTTTTTTTTATGTTTCCATAATCCAACATTTGATTTATATTCTTTATTGCATATACAACACTTAAAAATATGAGATTTTTCAATTAACTTATCATTAACATTTATTAACCTGAAGTGTTTCAGTGTTGTTAAATGTTTATTATAATCGCTCTCCTTGCTACATTTATAATCACATTTAACACATACAAATTTTTGTTGGCGAGTTTTCGGCGATTCGGCGATTACCATTTTATAATATTAGTTAATATTATAAATCGCCTAAATCCTTTTTAATTCAATTATTATAGTTCTAAAAAAAGTTACAATAACAAATTTTTTCACTAAAAAATGAAAATGAGAGCATTATGCTCTAAATTCATTTTTTGGCTTTTTTTCATCCAAAAGAGTTTTGCAAAAGTCCATTTTGGACATTTATAAATGTCCATTTTCCATTTTTGCAAAACTCTTTTGAACTTTTTTTTTACGTTTTTTCTTTAAGTATCTAAAATATTAATATATATTAAATAAAATTATTAATTATATATTAATTATATATATGTGTAATAAGTATTTAATTGTAGCTTTTATAACATTAGGTATATTTTATTTAGCATTTGGTAGTTATAAAAAGGAAGGTTATACAAATTTGAATTCCGGTGAATACCCAATTGCCGTGGACAAACCTATATTATATAATGATTATATAGTTAATCCTCATCAGCAATTATCCGCGTTAAATGCAAGTGATATTTATAAAGAATATCCCAGTTTTCCGGCCACTTCTACGAAAACAAATAATGTACGGTATTGGACTTCGCCGGATAATGGAACTTGTTCGCGTGCCGAATTGTGCGGGTCTATCTATGCGGATTATACTAAACAAAATATACCAAAACCGGCGAAACAACCCGGATGGGATAATAGAGTAAATTATTATGTTGAAATGTAATGCGTTGAAATGTAATGCGTTGAAATGTAATGCGTTGAAATGTAATGCGTTGAAATGTAATGCGTTGAAATGTAATGCGTTGAAATGTAATGAGTTGAAATGTAATACAATAAAAATATTAATGATTTAATAATCTATTTAAAAATATAATAAGTTATTAAATAAGAATGGAAAAGAGCATCATTGAAAAGAGCATCATTGAAAAGAGCATCATTACAAGTTTAACCCCAGAAGAATTATTCACATTACAGCGCTCATTACGTGATAGAATTATTGTCGTAAAATTTGGGGCAGAATGGTGTGGTCCCTGTAAAAAAATTAAACCCCTGTGGAATGAATGGATTTCTCTCGTCCCAAGTAATATTGTTATTGTAGATATTGATATAGATGAAAGCATAGATTTATATGTTCAACTCAAAGCGAAAAAAATGGTGAAAGGTGTGCCGACGATTCTAGCATTCTATGGAGACGTAAAACGCGACCAATGGTATATTCCTGATGATTCAGTTTCAGGTGGAAACGAAGGCGATGCGAAAAATTTTATGAATAGATGTTTTGTAAAAGCAAAAAAATTGACACAATAATATGTTAGTAATTCATTATATATTTCTTATATAGATATAATGAATTGTTCTAATTTAGATATGAATATAGATAATTATGAATTACAAGATTTATTAGATTTATTTCATTTAGATTATAATTTTAATGAAGAAGATTTGAAAAAAACCAAAAAAACGGTTTTGATGACGCATCCGGATAAATCTAAACTACCAAAAGAATATTTTTTATTTTTTAGTGCAGCGTATAAAATAATATATTCTATCTATGAGTTTAGATTTAAATCTATAAAGCCAACCGAGAATATTAAAGCAAATAAATATACAACTGAAAAAGACGAAGAGCGAGAGATATTATTAAATAATCTAAAACAACAACCGAATTTCAATAAAATATTTAATGAACTCTTTGAAAAACATAATATAAAAGATAATGAAACTGAAGGTGGGTATGGGGATTGGTTAAAATCTGAAGAAGACCTGGATAATACTCGGACAACCATGAATGAAATGAATGAGAAATTTGAATTAAAAAAGAAAAAAGTTCAATCTATTATACTTCATAAAGATGTAGAGGATATGGATAGCGGAACTGGACATTTTGATTTAACCCGAGATAAACCCGAATATTATTCTTCCTCGTTATTTAGTAGTCTTCAATATGAAGATTTAAAAAAGGCTCATGTAGAAAGTGTTATACCTGTAACCCAAGAAGATTACCAAAACCGTAAAAAGTTCCGAAATGTCGATGAAATGCAGAGGTATAATGCGGAACAAAATTCAGAACCTTTATCGTTATCACAGGCAAACGAGTATTTAAATCAGAAAAAATCATTTCAAGATAAGAATGATGTTAGTCGGGCATTTAAACTCGCAAAACAAGATGAACAAGCCAGGAAAGCAAATGTTGGCTGGATGAGTGGGTTTAAACAGTTAATGTAAAAGTATTTTAATATTTTTCAAAAAATTGAAATACTTTTCCGCTACAAAGAGAAGTCATATACCAACCAACACCAAAGAACAGAGAATGTCTTCAATTGAATCAATCCAAAAGGAAAATGCCGAATTACGTAAAATTGTTGAGAATCACGCGGAGGAAATTGAACGCTGCAAAGGCGTTATATACCAATTAGTCGGAGGGTTATTTAACCAGAAAACCCAAAAGTGGATTGGTAGGTCGCATATCAACGTATTGATAGGCAAACCGGAAGAAACCAGAGAAGAAGAAGAAGAGGAAATATCGGCGGAATCTATCTGGCCGACGACACGCCAAGGTGACCAACAGGAAGAGCGCATCCGCAAGATGGAGGAAACCATCCAGAAGTTAGAAAAACAGGTCGAAATGATGGAAAACCGACAATGAGAGTTTGAAATGTTTAAAGATATAATAGAAATTTAATAAACAAATAAAAAAGAAAAAAAAAGAGGACACTATGTGTTCTTTTTTAATTATAGTATATATATTATAATTATACTATAATTATGTAGGAAATATAAAGAAAAAATAAAGTATTAAATTATATTTAAAAAATATGATGTAATATTATACATATGAAAAGTCCAAATTATTTATATTCATTAATTTTACTTGGAGCTGCAAGTTTTCTCTATAATAGATATAAAAAACAAACCGAAGTCGATGAAGGTATGAAACAGTATGAGTTGGTAAAAAAATATCTGCTTAATGACTCTTCTTTAGCAAAAAGTAAAAAACCAATTATTTGGATTCATATGACGTACGAAGTTAATGCCAGGTGGTGGCCAAGTTTTAATTCCAGAAATTCAGACTGTTTAAATCAGCCCTATATCTATTTAACTTTAAAATCCATTATAGATAAATGTGGCGATAATTTTAATATTTGTATGATTGATGATGATACATTCGCGAATATACTTCCGGGTTGGGCGGTAGATTTAAATATGGTGGCCAACCCCATAAAATCTAAATTAAGAGAATTGGCCTTATCCAAAGTTCTTTATAATTATGGCGGATTTGTTATACCAAATTCATTTATCTGTTTTCAGAATTTAATAGATACTTATAATGCCTATACAAGCAACAAAAAAATGTTTGTAGGTGAATTATTAGATCGCAATAGCACCTCGCAACAAGTGAATTTTTTTCCTAATACAAAATTTATGGGTTGCGAAAAAGAGAATTCAACCATGAAAGACTATATTTCTTATTTAGAAACAATGAATTCCACTGATTATACAGATGAAAGTAATTTTCTAGGTGCTTACGGCAGATGGTGTAATGAAAAAATTGTAAATGGGGAAATGAATTTACTTACGGCCGATAAGTTAGGTATGAAAGATAATCTCGGCAAACCGGTTACCATTGAGCGCTTAATGGGTAATACGTATATAGATTTGCCCGGAACAGTAAAAGGCTTATATATTCCGGCGGATGAAATACTAAAAAGAAGTGCGTTTCAATGGTTTGCTCGTTTATCAGCCAAACAAGCGTTGGCATCTGATACAATCATCAGTAAATATCTAGTTATTTCAAATTAAATACATTTCATGTTGTGAAATAAAAAATATATTATTATATTTTTTATTTATATTTTCTCTAATATTTTTATTATATTTTTTATTTATTCGTCAATATCTGCTTCCAATAGCGGTTCAACAATTGGCCCAGAGAAGAATTCTTGTAAAATCTTAGGACCGTGAGAATCAAATCCGCAAAAGTCCATCATTCCTTTGTCCTCGGGATCGGCAATGGAAATATCTGACGCCTGTGTAGCAACTACTACCAACTTTGCTTGAATTCCAAGTGCCTTGCGATATTGCTGAAGAGCGATAGATGGTTTGATTCCACTATTGACGTCATTGTCGGTTAATACCACAAAACCGTCATACAAGCGCCGAAACTTCATGGCTTGAACAATTCCCTTTGAAATATCTGTTGTGGCCCAATCACTGCGTTGAACTGCTGTTAATACGTTTTCAAATGTTGCCTTTGCGTGAATAAGGTCTGAGACATCCATTAGACCTTCATTGCCCCTTCCGCTTGTGAATAAATAGAAGGAATGGCTTACTGGATTACTTGCGTTTGCTTCTGCTCGTGAGAATACCATTGCGAGCAAGGCGGCCGCTTCTGCGTTCGTAACACCTTCGCATAGTGAATCGCTTGCCATAGACCCAGAACAATCAATCAAGAAACACAACCGCTTTCCTGTTGGCCTAACATTTTTAAAACTGAGATAAAACATTTCTTGTAAGACATTCTCAATTTCTTGATTTGGTGTCCAAGAGTGTTTGCTCATCTTACCGTGGCCTTTCCGGTAAGTAAACCACGCGGTTAAAACATGTACTGGATGAACACGCGATTTCGCAATCACTTCGGCATTTTTTAAATGATTTACAACTAACTGTAAAATGTGCGCATCATCAAATACTCCTAACCGCGTTAAGTTTGCTAAATTGCGCAAGAGAGCAGTCATCGGCATAGTAATCTTTGTATGTTCTTCATTGGTTAAAAGCGCGAGTTGAACTGGCGTCATTGCGAGAGCAGCAGTAGGCACTTGCTCGCGTGTTAAGCGAAAATGGCGAATTGTTTTCAACAAGAATTCCAACTTTTTTGGATTTTCCAATTCAGTCATATTTTTACAACAATCAATTGCTTTCAAATATTTGTAGGTAGGGCTCTCCAATAAAGTGTGCTTTGTGGCCAATTCAACCATTTTATCTGAACCATCAACAATAAATCGCAACACTAAATCAGTTTCTGTTGCTGGTCCATTATTTTTAGTCTTGACTGGTTTATCATTTCCATTCTTATCCTTAAATACACGGTCATCGCCCGAACCGGTTTTTGTGTGAATGCACTTGAGCAAATCCTTAATGCCCCATTCACCGCGACTCATATACTTTGTAATCTGATACCTGAGCTGTTCTGGGGTTTTTGCTAAAATCCATTCATTTAATGTCCTCTTTACCGCACGCCCAAATCCCTTTGTTTTAGAGCCATCTGAATTTGGGGTATTAGAATGAAAATTTTTCCAGGAATAAATCTGCGAAATCGTGCGATACTCTTTAATAAATTCAAGAGCAGACTTTCGCAGTAAAACATCGCTTGCTTTACACAGCATCGCATGAATCATAAAAGTTGAGTCTTGTTTCGGAGCGCGTCCAGCAATGTAAATTTCACGTAATACTTCAAGAATTTGCGCCCCATTACCTGCGTCAATTTGTTCTTGAATATATTTCTTAGTACATTCGTCTACTCCTTTTGAATTAGACGAATATTTATTATTCTTTGACCCGAGAATAAGGATTCGTGTAATATAATCCTTTAATGAAATGGTATGAGTAAATGCGTCAAATGTCTGAACTTCAAGTTCGCTTGGTGAATAGCAAAACGCCATGATGGTAGTATATATGTATATTTTTATTTAAGTAATTTTATCAAATCAATTTTCTGAATAATACAAATAAAATAATAAATACAAAATTACAAATTTTATATAATAAACAAATTTAAATATAAACTCATTAATAGTTTATTATATAATGTCTACATCAGAAATCACAACCTCAACAACCACTATTACTACAACAACTTATACAGCAAAGACAAATTTTGAGGACGTATGTGATTTTAACACACAATTTGGTGTCAAAAAATTAGATGCGCCTTGCTTAGACGATGAACCCTTTATTGAATCCAAAATGGCCTTGATTCGTGAAGAGATGAGCGAACTAGAAGAGGCAGTAAAAAATAAGGATTTGGTTGAAACTGTAGATGCCTTGACTGATATTCTCTATGTAGTATTAGGCATGGGCTATGGAATAAATGTAAATTTAGATCAAGCATTTAAGATTGTACATGAAAGCAATATGTCTAAGATGTGTTTGACAGAAGAAGTCGCAATTCAGACGGTAGAATGGTATAAAGAAAATGAACCCAGGTACACTACGCCGACTTATCGGATTAATAGTGCAGGCAATTATGTAGTGTATGACGAAAAAACCAGGAAAATTCTTAAGTCTATTTACTATAAACCTGCCGACCTCAATTATTTATTCTAGCCAAACTATATTTAGGAAAAAACAACTTAAAGAGATATTGTATATATAATACAGGAAGGTGTAGTGCCTCCTCTACAAACAAACAATATTGTTTGGTCTGACCGAATGTGGGTTATCTTTAATTTATAAAACTCACCCCACATTTATCCAAATTGACCAAACAAACAACTTTCGCATTGTGTTTTTTGTTCATCCAAAAATTAATACTGTTCGGTAGCTCAGTTGGTAGAGCAGCGTAAACTGGAACGCAAATAAATTGACCAAACCAGTGTTTGGTCCGCATGTGTTTCGTTATCCCTTTTTCGGCGTTGGTCGCAAGTTCGAATCTTGCTCGGACACCAAAAGTATTAATTTTAAATGATCTGCTACAATGTGTTCTCTAATTAATATAATGTTGCGGACTCGTGGGCTCTCAAATGGTCTGTTGAATTTGGGTTATCCTTTTATGATTACTCCCAAATTCGCTTTTTTGACCATTTCTTTTATAGTATAAAATTCAAATACTTTTATACTATACTATACTATACTATACTTATTTACTTCTTATGATGTTTAATGTTTGCCTCCGAACATCATGACACCTTCATCCGAATCTTTATCGTCTATGTCTAAAACGACCCAATCATTTCCTATTTTTTTCTTAATGCGTTTATTTTTTTGAACCTTACTTATCGTTTTTTTACGCTTAATTAATTTAATCTTTTTAGTTTTATTTACACTTTTTAAAGAAACCCATTTATAAACACCATTTTTATCAGCAGTAGACTTAAAAAATTTATTATTATTACCTTTTTTAGTCTTGTTTTTACATTTATTTGCCGGGAAAGGTGGTGAAGGACGTTTTACGTATTTTTTTGTAGTCTGTATCACACAACTCATTATATATTATTCGCTATATAATATTCCATTTCATATTTTGATTTATTATAAACAATTTTTGATACAAAATCTATATTATTTGAGTTGCAAATCTGTTTAATTATGGTTGTAAACCGAATAAATGATAAATCGCGTTCAACGTAATATTGTTTAGACACATGATAATAAGGTTTGATTAACTCTTTAAAATTATTTAATAAATTATATATTTCTGCCCTTTTAAACGATGCTTTAGAAAATATAAATAAATTATTATCACTATCTTTATCGCATATTTTTTCTAAAAAATCATATAAAATGTTCATTGGTATATTTTCTTTAAATAACTGCGAAGTCATAATATAAAAATATAATAAATAATATACTAAATTATATATTATTTATTTAAATTGAACTATTTTAAATAGTTCCGTTTTAATTTGTAAAAGATTTTATTAAACTATTCGTAAATAATGCTAATTCTATCTCATCTTCGTGTATATTATGAAAAACTGTGATAAATTTACATATAATTGGTATTATTTTATATTTTTCATCTTCGGTTAATATATTTGTCGTTTTTACAAATAAAAAATAACTATCCAGTATATCCATTACTGAATATCCCTTATCAAATAATTTATATATTAACTGAACGGCATTTACAACATTTTTTTCAATTTTACAGTATTTTGTAAAATGTTCAAAATCTTTAAATGTTATATTAGTGCAAACATCAGATACTAATTCTAATGTTATGGGTAGATTAATTAATTTTAGTTTTTCTAAATAATTTATAAGAATTTTAATAGAATTATTGCTAATAGATAATATAAATTTTTTACATTCATCATCTAATAATATATTTTCTTTATCAGATATTTTATTAATAATTTTAATCAAATTAGTGTGATGGAGTGCCTTTATTTTTATAACACTTAATCTAGATTGTATACTATCAATAACTTTTTGCGAATTATTACAAGAAGAAATGAAATGAACATTGTGACTATATTTATCTATACAATTTCTAAATACTTGCTGACTTTGTTCATTAATATTATCAATATCGTCCAATATTAATATTTTTTTTTTACCAATGATAGAACTAGAGGTTTGACAGAATATTTTTACATCATTGCGATAATAGGTTATACCTTGATCTTTCAGACTGTTAATTATTAATATATTATCATTTTGTGGTTCTTTTCCATAATATTCTCTTATAATAACATTTATTAAAGATGTTTTGCCACACCCAGAATCGCCTATAAAAATAATATTTAGATTATCCATTTTGAGCAGTGTCTGAATAAGCAATAATAATTCATCTTCATATTCAAAATCATCTAATAATAATGGTTGATATTTGTATATAAATGGTAAATCCATATTATTAATATTATTTAATAACTATTTAAGTTTATGTAATTTATTATAATAAAATGAATAATAATAATTTATATGAAACTTTAGGAATTGATAAAACCGCAACACAAGAAGAAATTAAAAAAGCATATAGAAAATTATCTCTTGAAATGCATCCGGATAGAAATAATGGGTCAGATGAATCAACCGAACAATTTAAAAAAATATCAAAGGCTTATGAAACATTAGGAGATGAAGATAAACGAAAAATGTATGATATGAGAGATAATACTTTTAATAATAGAGGTGGTATAGGAATAGATCCAACTGAATTATTTAATATTTTCTCTCAAAATATTTTTAGTAAAATGGGTCAACACATGAATATGGGACAAGGGCCTATTCCGAATGGACCTGGTTCACATGGACCAATTCCTAATGGTCCTGGTTTTTTTAATGTAGAAGGGCTTAGGCATAGTTTAAATAAACCAATGCCTATAATGAAAAATTTAGAAATAACATTAACTAAGGCATATGTTGGCTGTACCCTTCCTGTTGAAATAACTAGATGGGTTAATGAAAATGGAATAAAACGTGAAGAAACTGAAACAATATATATAAATATTCCAAAGGGCGTTGATACTAATGAACTTATTATTTTAAGAGATAAAGGTCATATTATTAATGATTCTATTAAAGGTGATATAAAAATATTTATTTCTATAAAAAATGACACAGAATTTATACGAAATGGATTAGATTTGGTTTTAAATAAAACGATTACATTAAAAGAAGCCTTATGTGGCTTTTCGTTTGATATGAAATATCTAGATGGAAAAACTTTTAAAATTAATAATGGAAATGGAAATGTTATTGGGTTTAATTATAAAAAAGTATTGCCTGACATGGGAATGAAGAGAGATAATCATGCCGGAAATATAATAATAAATTTTACTATTGTTTTTCCAGAAAAATTAACAGGAGAACAAGTTGAATCACTTTTAACTATTCTTTAGCTATTATGTAAATAATATAAATAGGTTCTTATATATATTATTATTGAAATGGGATCTTATGAAATGGTTGAACAAGTTCTAAATTATATAAACCAATTTCCTGAATTTATTGATTTTGTTAAAAATTTTGATGATCCTACTGGATTTATGTGGTCATTTGATGAAAGATTATTTAAAATATTTGATGGGATTAATAATGAAAATCATTCACCATCTTCATTTTCTCTAACACTTAGAGTTTGTCAAAATATATATAAAGGAAAATTAACCTTAGACCAGTATAAGGAATCATGTGGTCTCGTTAAGGAAGAACAATCGCAATCACAAAAAAGAGTATTTCATTAATTTAATAGTAGAAAATATAAGGTTTATCCAATAACTTTGAAAGTAGACACAAGAATACCAATAAATATAATAAGAATACCTATATAATCATCTAATTCTACTGGCTGATTTAAAATATAGTAATTTGCTCCTATTTGTCCAATAGTAGAATATATAAAAGATGCTAGAGTTATTTGAATAACACTTAAAAAATTATTTCCTATATGAATTGCGGGCATTAGGACCATCCACTCTAATGTGGCAAATAGTTCTGTAAAAACTAATTTATGAGTAAAACTTCTATTTATTGCTTCTGGCGTTAATTGATAAAATAAGGCTAATTCAAATAAAATAACAACTATAATATTTAGACAAACCCATAGTAATATGTTTTTGAAATTATTCATGCGTATATTATATATACATATATAATATACGCATGAATATAAATAATATAAATCATTATATTAATCATATTAAATATTTTTTAACATTTTTTGTTGGACAGGCATTTAATATATGGGGTCAGTTTTTTACTCTAAAATACAATAATATTTCTATGTTTGAATCATATATCAGAGCCATTCCTTTTGCGTGGGTCAGTTGGTTTTTTATGACTATTGCTATTGGGCTTGGTGATAAATATAAGGTAGTAACACCTTTTCAAGACACCATGATATTAATTATAATGCAATTTGTGCTTTCTATAATGGTTAATAAATTTTGGCTGAATAAAAAAATGTCTCGTAGTGATATATTAGCTTTTGTTATTATATTGTTCGGATTATATATAAGTTTTAAGACATATCCTATATGTTTAACCGTTAAGGAAAAATCTATATGTTTTTAATTTACAATTGAGATATTGTAATATATTATTAATAATATATTAATAATATATATGATAAAAATAAAAAATGGCATTAGATATGAAAAAAATGGCTGGACTTATCTCTCAACTAAAGGAACTGCAAAGGAAAGAGGATACGCAAATGGGTTTCTTATGGCGCCAGAATTAAAAGAGATATTTAAGATGTTAGATTTTAATTTTATGTATGGGTCTGGATATTCTCTGAAATTTTTCTCAGAAGTGATAAGTGGTTTATTTGGTCCTCAAATAAAAGAAAATTATCCTGAATATTATGAAGAAATTGAACATATTGCTCTTGGAGCAAAAGCAAATGGAACAAATGTATCTTTAGACGACATTATTATGTGGAATTGTTATGTAAGTATTGATTATTTAATGGGGTCAATATCAACTTTGTTGCCAACAAATGAAAAATTATATAAAAAATATGGTGATTTATTTCCAGAAGGCGCTGGTAGTAAAGGTTCATCTGCCGAGGGTGGCAGAGGAGCAAAAGATCACTGTACGGCATTTATGGCGGTTGGGAGTTATACAAAAGATGGAAAAATAGTTTGTGCGCACAATTCGTTTGATAATTTTATAGATGGGCAATATTTTAATGTTATGATGGATATAAATCCAAGTAAAGGCAATCGGATTCTTATGCAAACTGCCCCTGGATGTATTTCTAGTGGTACGGATTATTATGTCACGAGTGGAGGTATCATATGCTCAGAAACAACGATTGGTGGTTTTAATAAATTTAGACTAAAAGACCCGATATGTTGTCGAATCCGCAAAGCAATGCAATATGGAAATACATTAGATGAATGTCTCAACTATATTAAGCACAATAATGGAGGCGATTACGCAAATTCCTGGTTAATCGGTGATACAAAAACAAATACAATTATGCGGATAGAATTAGGGTTAGATTATATAAATGTTGAAAAGAAAAAAGATGGATATTTTATTGGGTTTAATGCTACTTATGACCCGCGTATCCGAAATTTAGAATGTAATAATACAGGGTTCAATGATGTGCGAAGGCACCAAGGCGCTAGAAAAGTCCGTCTTACACAATTAATGGAAGAATATAAGGGAAAAATAGATGTAAAAATTGGAGAAGAAATATTAGCTGACCATTATGATGTTTATCTAAATAAAGTAAACCCTTGTGCCCGAACTTGTTGTAGTCATTATGAATTAGATGAACGAGCCTTTATATCGCAAGCAGACCGACCCTTGCCATATCAACCTCGCGGGGCATTAGACGGGATTGTATGTGATACTACAATGGCCAAAAAAATGTCTCTGATGGCCAGATGGGGAAGTTCATGTGGCATTCCTTTTGAAAAAACTAAATTTTTTAAACAACATATTCAATGGAACGAGCAAGAACCGTATGTACATGATAGATTACAACAACCTTGGACGGAATTTACGGTTTTAAATAACAGATCTAGAACAGGAACAAAACGTAAACTAAAGAGTAAAAAAAAATCAGGCTTAACAAAAAAAATAATATAAAAAAAACTATTATAAAGATAATCCATTATGTATATAAACTATACGATGGGAACTATTCGTCGTATCCAGAATGAATTAAAAGAAATGAATTCAAACCCCCCTTCAAATTGTTCGGCTGGACCGATTAATGATGATAATTTATTTTCTTGGCGCGCAACAATTATGGGTCCAGAGAATACACCATATAATAATGGTGTTTTTTATCTAAAAATAGATTTTCCATCAGATTATCCTTTTAGGGCACCAAAAATTATGTTTACTACTAAAATTTATCATTGTAATATAAATTCAACAGGTGGAATATGTCTGGATATATTAAAAGACCAATGGAGTCCTGCGCTTTCAATTAGCAAGGTATTGATAAGTATTTGTTCAATGTTAGATGACCCTAACCCCAAAGACCCACTTGTACCTGAAATTGCAAATTTATTATGTAAAAATAAACCATTACATGATGCTACAGCGAGAGATTGGACCTTAAAATATGCTTCTGATTTTATGTAAAAATATTTAAAATATATTTAAAATTTTAAATATTAAATTATATATATTAAATATATATGTTATTTCCTTATATTGTTGGACTTTTTATAGGGACTCATGTCGGTAAAGATAATGAAAGAAATAAGAACTCCTATTATCATCATACAGAAAAAATAATAAATTTAGAATTAAAAATAAAAGAGTATGAACGGCTACTTGGAAAAATTAATTAAAATAAAATGAATTAAGAAATGCGCTTAGTAGCAATATTAGCACTCACCAAATATAAAGAATTTTCAGTAACAATAATATATTCGGTTTCAACCTTGTATATTTTTTCAATGGGAGAAGTATACTCTTCTTCACTTTTAACCAACAACTTTTCGCCATTATCTCTCACACCGATAAGAACTTTATTCTCTTGAGAATCAGTCCAGTAGTCGAGCATAATAGGTTTGTCATCTACTACCGCAATCTTTACTATATGTTGAAGACATTGGTTGCTTGGGGAGGAATATTGCGCATCGCTTGTCTTTTTTTCAATCATTTATATAATTAAATAATTAAAATCTTTAAATACTTATAAAATAAAAATTATTTAATTATAGTATGTTTAATCAATAATAAATTAAACGATAATATGTTTTTTTCTATTTTTTAATGGTTTTGTTTTAAGAAGACTCGCATCATTATTGATTCCCTTTATATTTGCATATTCTTTATTAAGAATATTACATAAGAAGTCATAAATTTTATGTATTATTTCTCGCGAACATTTTCCTACAATCAATACACTACCGGTTCTAAATATCATAAATGATACTTTATTTGTACCAGAATTCACAATTGGAGTAGAATCATGAATTCCTTCTAAAGATGAATCATAATAAAATTCACATTGTATTCCGGGATAAGAACAAGGGTCATAAACACTATTTATTTTATATGTGTATTTTAGTTTTTTATATAATTTCTCTCTATCGATATAATATCCGCAATTAAAATTAGAATTAATAAGGACAGTTTCATTTTTATCCTTCATGTACATCAAAGGTATATCCGTTTTAACAATTGGAGTAAGTATCTTAACCAATAGAGTCAGCACTTTACTAAGAATGACATCATTTTGAATTCCTGGAATTTCTAATTTTCCAGTATTGAACACTTTTACATGTATTTCTTTATATACGTCATTGTATAACAGTCTTAAAATAACTACAAAACAATTCATAAAAGCTCCCTTTTTTTTGCATCTATAACTAATAATATCTTTTCTGGACAATCCAATGCTAATTTTTCTTACGTCCTTAAACTTTGGTTTTCTATCAGAAGTCGAATTTTTACTAATAATTAATTCATCAACGCATTCATATTTATTTTTTTTACCAATAATTATATCTAATTCTTCTTGACTACTAGATACAAATTTCATTTGTTTTTTAACTACACCCTCTTTTGGCGTAGAATAAAGCATAATTGGTATATCCCAAAAAACAGAATGAATGTCTATAGGAATATTTAAATAAGATATTGTTGTTGTGGTTGATATATATAAATCAGTAAATTTTGGACTAGAAACTTCTTCCTTATTATAATTATATTTGCTAATATCATTATATTCATCGGTGGGTTGTATGGTAGATTCTTCTACATCATATTCATTCTCTATATCATTTTGTTGAAAATATTTTTCCCATTCATCGTTTATGTTTGAATCAACTGCCATTTAATATATGTGATTTATTTTCTTTAAGTTATTATGTTTCAATTATATGAATAATAACTTAAAGAAATGAACTAATTATTAGTTTCATTTTCATTAAATAATTTATGTAAATTTAATATAGTATATTTAATTGTATAATCTATATTTGCTTCTGGATTATGCATAATATATTCTACCAAATCAAACAGTTTTGAAGATAAAAGTGATTTCTTATAACGAATAATATAATTTAATAAATCTTTTATTATATTTTTTATTTCTATATTATATTCTATGCTTATCGATTCTATATGAGAAGTTATATTTTTATAATTATTATCATTTTTTATTAGTTCTATTAATTTATTCCAAATTTCATTGTTAATTATTTTATGATTATTCATTATATTTTGATTAGATTGTATATAATTTATCATACTTCGTATATCAGATTTGTATATTTTTTGTATATATTCTATTTTTATTCTAGGTATATTTAAGTTTTCCTGTATATTCACCGTATTAATAAATTCTATAATATCTAATTCAGGTAATTGATTAAATCTTAAACGCATAAATTCATTTTGTAGTGATTCATCAATACGACTTATATAGTTACATATTAAACAAAAACGCACGTTAGTATTAAACGATTGTATAAGATATTTTAAAGCATATTGTGCGTTTTTAGTCATATAATCAACTTCATCCAATATTATAAATTTCATTCCATTATTTACAAATAAAGATTTGGAATTTACAAACTGGCTTATCTGATTCCTAACAATATCTATGCCTCTTTCATCCGATGCGTTTAAATTAATCATTAATCCTTTATTTTTTTGATTATATTTTTCTTGATATGAGTTTATTAAATTTATAATAGTAGTTGTTTTGCCTGTTCCTGGCGGTCCATAAAAAAGTAAATTTGGGAATTTGTTTTTTATTATTATATTTTCCATAATTGATCTATTATTTTTATCTAATACTATATCATCAAATTTAGTTGGTCTATATTTTTCAACCCAAGGTATAGATGCGTTATTTTGTTTATTCATTATTATAAATTATACACAAATATCTTTTATACTTAATTTATACTTAATTTATAATTAAATAACTCAAATAATTGATTTAGTTATAAATATAAATATAAATCATATACTTATATAAAATGAACATCATGGGTGATTTATCAGATGATTGTGGCTATTTAGAGTTAATTTCTGGCCCTATGTATTCAGGTAAAACATCTAGATTATTACGTTTATATAAACAATTTAAATTTTGCGGAATACCAATATTAGTTGTCAATCATTCCGATGATAGTTTAAGATATTCTATAACTCAACTATCTACACACGATCAAGAAATGATAGATTGTATTATGGTTCATTCTTTAAATGACCTCATTGATTTAACCAAAACATCAAGTGTCGGAATTGCGGATGAAGCTTTTAAAAATTCAAAGGTTATTCTCATTAATGAAATTCAATTCTTTCAAGAAGACACTGTTGAATGGATTAAACAAGCGGTAGATATACACCATAAACATGTTTATGTGTGTGGATTAGATGGAGATTTTCAGCGTAAAAAATTTGGAAATTGGTTGGAAGAACTTATTCCATTTTGCGATAATTATGTAAAATTACATTCTTATTGTAGTGATTGTAAAAAGAAAAAAGCCATATTTACACATAGATTAACTACTGAAACCGCCCAAAAAATTATAGGCTCCGACTGTTATATCCCTTTATGCCGATTGTGTTATAATAGAAAAATTTCTAATAAATTATAGTTTATTATTCATGCCTTAACAATTTATTAAAACCATTTAAATTTGTATATATATAATTTATTAAAATATGAGCGATAATGTTGAAAATATAATTATTGGAACTTCTGAAATTAAAACTGAACAAGTTAATTCAACAATTGCTCCAACCGTTACCAAAAGAATACGTAAAAAAAAGGGTGAAGGAAAGGCCACAAATGTTGTTATAAATGAAATTAAACTGGATAATGAGATTAATATTGAGAATGAAAACTCGAATGTTAATGAAAACTCGAATGTTAATGAGACTCCTACTACTACTACAGACCCAGACACAAGTGTAGATAATACTATTGTTAAGGAAGAAAAAGTTCATAAAAAAAGAGGGAGAAAACCTAAGGGCGGTAAAATTATAATTAATAATAATTTACAAGTCTCAGATACAGTTCATGAATATAATATTATTTTACATCTTAAATGTGGTGAACATGATTTAACACATAATAATTTTTTATCTTCTATAAATTATGACCCAACAGTTCATGTGGTTGAAACTTTTCAGTTTGAAAATTCAAAAGACCTTAATTATCAGATTATCAATAATGATAATGATATTGAGAATGAGAAAGATAATTCAAAAAATATAAATAATAATAATAATAATAATAATAATAATAATAATAATAATAATACATTTATAGGAGAGATTGATTTTAACAATAACAATAACAATAACAATATCAATAACAATATCATTAAAACTAATAAAAATAATACGAT